CTCACCGCCAGCCCTCCTGAGATACCAGATGGCCTTGGACAGGTCCTGCTTCAGGTCGCCCTTCTTCCCGGCGCGGGAGACGTACTTCAGCGCGTTGCCGAGGCAGAAAGCACGGAAGCCGTCAGGCCCCAGCTTAGCCTCTAGGTAGTCGATAGTCTCGATCCCTCCGTCTGTATAGTGGGAGGGGTGGTTGACGGGGTCGGCCATGCTGCACCTCTCTACTGATACATCACTGCGCGGTGGGTCGGGCAGTAGGACCCCCCGCCGACTATGCGCGCGCAGCAGGATCGGGTGTCCTCACCCCTCCCGTCAACGGGGTAGGCGCACTCACCGAAGCGGCGCGTCGACCAGGGGCGCGGGCCGGGCTCAACCGGCGTCTCCTCGCGCAGGGAGAAAACCTGCAGGTCTGCGGATCGCGCCCAACCGCGCAGGGCGCTGGGGCGGGACGGCGCGGCCTCCGCCGGCGGCTCGGCGCGGTGCGCGTTCTGGATGCGGTAGGGCAGGTCGTAGCCCTCCGCGCGCAGGCGCTGGAGCTTGCCAAGGACGGCGGAGCGAGTGGTGCCCAGGGCCTGGGCGACCTGGCTGGCCGACGCGCCGAGGCGGGTCTGGCCGACCAGGTAGTCCACATGCTCAGGCGTCCAGCGGGTGTTGAAATCGCGCTCTTCGCTCATGACAGCAGCCCGTAGAGGATAGCGAGGACGCCGCCCAGGCCGCCCGCGATGCAGGCGGCGGCAGCGATTTCGTAGAGCCACCAGGACAGGGGGCGGCGGTAGCGGTTCATTTGAAGACCTCGTTGATCTGTTCGATGGTATCAAGTACCAGGACCTCGAAGCCAGCCCGCCGGAGGCGGTGGTGTTCCCGGTCCTGGTGCGGCTCCGGCCGGCCGCCTGGTCGCTTAAGCTCGACCAGAACGTGCCTGCCGGGGAGAAGGACCAGACGGTCGGGAGCCCCGCGCCGTCCGATCCAGGAGACCTTGCGGACCTCGCCGCCCAGTGCCTTCACCCTGGCGACGAGATGCGCCTCGACCTTCGCCTCCTTCATGCCTTGCGGACTGCGCGCGCCAGCGTGAGCCAGTTCTCGTCGGACAGTTCGGCGGTGGCGTCAGCGAGGGCAATGAACCGAGAGGGGGTGATCTCACCGGCGGTGTGGCACTCCACGAGCGCCCGGTCGAAGGCTTCCTTCACGGCGGCGGCGTCCTTGCGGCGCTCCTCGGCGATCTCCCGCAGCCCTTCGGCATAGCGACGCTCGGCGTCGTCCTGGAGCGCGGAGGTCTCGTTCGCGAGGCGGAGGACCTCCGCGTAGACGGCGCGGTTCGATGCCGCGTTCGGGTCCAGGGAGTAGGCGCGGCCGCTGTATTGGATGAGGTTTTTCCAGATGGTGCCGCCCGCCACCCAAGCGCCGTTTTTGCTGGCGTCTCGGGCCAGCCACACGTGGTAGCGGGCTTTGTCGTCGCGCCACTCGGCGCAAGCATTCTGCACTGTCTGAGGGGTGGTGCCGTAGAGCTTGCCCCACTCGTAACCTCTGACCGTGAGGGTGATCTCGGGCAGTTTCTTAGCCATGTCAGTCGTCCTTCCTGTATCTCTCCGCCTCGAAGCCGGCTGCGGCCAGAGGCAATCCAGCCGCCCAGCGCGGCTGTGCCACCATGTAGGATGACAACTCGTTGCTTGTCAACTCCCTCTCCGCCTCGGCGATCACCTCGTCGTGGACCGTGAGCAGGATGTCGAAGCCGCCCTCGGAGGCGCGCACCATCCCGTGGGCCAGGACGTCCCGCGCGATGGCCTGGCAGACGTTCTCGAAGAGCTTGCCGCCGTAGGTCGTGATCCCCTGCCACTGGCGGGTGTATTGGTGCTGCCCGACGTAGGTGAGGCGGTTCTTCTCGTCGATCTTCAGGGAGGGATAGCTGAGCGAGGAGCCGGAGGGGCGCACCAGCCTGGCCCAGGGACCGAGGCGCAGGACGTTCAAGCGGTCGCCGGCCAGGGGTCGCGTGAAGCCGTTGCCCGCCACGCTCGCGCGCATGGCGTTCTCCAGGTCGGCCCAGAGCTGGACGACGTTGGGGTGGGAGGCCCGCCAGAGGCGCTTGAAGGCCTCGCAGACGATGAAGGTCCGGTCGGGCAGGCCAAAGGTCGTGCGCTTCTGGCTCTTCGTCCAGGCCAGGAACTCGGCCGCCTCGCGGCGGGTCTCGTCGGGGGTCGAGGACCAGGCCTGGTCCGCCATCGCGTCCAGGTCGACGTTCAGGGACAGGGCGAAGGTGACGAAGGCCCCGACGCCTCCGCCGTAGCCCAGGGCGAGCTCCATCACCTTCCCGATCTGGCGGGCAGCCTTGCTGACGTCGCGGGGGTCGACGCCGAAGGCGCGGGCGTAGGCGACCTTGTAGAGGTCCGGTCCCTCGCCCCGGTCGTAGGCGGTGAAGGCCTCGACCTTCCAGTCCTCGCCCGCGATCCAGGCGGCGACGCGGCCCTCGATGTTCGACAGGTCGGCCACGACCAGGTGACGCCCCTCGGAGGGCAGGATCACGCCGCGCACGGCGGCGGAGCAGAGCGGCATGACCGGCAGGCCGATCAGGTCGAGGGCTCCCACCTTCAGGGCGTCGATCCCAACGGCGATCTCCGCCGCCGAGAACTCGGAGCGGCTCGGCAGGTTCTGCGGCTGGAAGATGCGGCCGGCCCACCTCCCGGTGCGGGAGGCCCCGCAGAAGGCCAGAGTGCCGCGCAGGCGGCCGTCGGAGGAGACGGAGCGGGCGACGGCCTGATACTTCGCCACGCTCGCCGTGGCGGCCTCCAGGCGGATCGCCAGGAGCTCGCGCACTCCCGCCGGCAGGTCCAGCGCCAGGGCCTTCTCCAGCGTCGGCCCCGTCATGTTCGGCAGGGTGAAGCCGTAGTGGTCGGCCAGGTGCAGCAGCAGGGCGTCGCGCTGATTGGTCGAGGCGACCGCGCCGTCGGTCTGCTCGCGGGTCTGGCGGGAGAGCTCCTGCTTGCGGTCGGCGACGGCCTCGATGGCGGCGTCGACCAGGCCCAGGTCCACGCGGAAGCCGCGCTCGTTGATCTCCTGGTCGAGGTGCCAGAGCTCGATCTCCTCCGGCCGCCAGTTCCAGCGCGGGAGCTTGCGGTAGACCTCGCGCATGGCCGTGATGTCGGCCAGGGCGTAGGAGCAGAACTCCTCCCACTTCTCGGGATGCGTCCGCCAGGTCGCGCGGCGGAGCTTCACGTTCTTGGGGCGGGGCTTGCAGAAGAGTTGGATCAGCCCCGCGCCGGCTTTGTGCTTCGCCGCGTTCGCGTCGACCCGCAGGACGGCGCAGAGCTTGTCGAGGCTGCCGGGGAGGGAGTGAAGCTGGGCGCGGACCATCGTGTCGTGGACGCGCTCGACGGGGATGTTGATCCCCAGGGCGTGGCGCAGGACGGCGCGGTCGAAGGCGCTGTTGTGCATCACGACCTCGACGAGGGGATCGTCCAAGGCCTCGCGCAGGGCGGCGGGGATCGCGTATCCCTGCGTCAGGTCAACGAGCTGTGGAGGCTCGTCGTCGAGCGCCCAGGTGATGAGCATCACCTCGACGTCCTCGGCGTAGCGGTGGTGACCGCGCTTGATGTCGGTCTCGCAATAGGTCTCGGTATCTAGCCAAAGCTGGGTCATCCTGCCTCCTGCGAGCCGCCCCGCAGGGCGACCGGCGGAAGGCAGGCCGGGCGCAAAGCCCGGCCCACACAACCGGATCAGATGAGGTCCGCGCAGCCGAGGGCTTCGGCGTAGAGTTCGAGGACGCTCTTCTCCTCCGCGACCTTGGCGCGGTCGCGCTTCCGAAGGCGGATCAGGGCGCGGATCGGCTTGACGTCGAAACCGTTGCCTTTGGCCTCGGCGTAGACCTCTTTAATGGCCTCCGCGACCTCGGCCTTCTCCTTGTCCAGCCGCTCGATACGTTCGACGAGCGACCGGAGCGCTGCCCCGGCAGGGGCGTTGTGACCGACGCCCGACATCAGACGAGGTCCGCGCCGTCTTCGACCGAGAGGTCCTCGAAGTCGTCGGTGCTGGCGGGGGCGGAGCCGGAGAAGGCCACGCCGTCCTTCGCGAACTGGATGCCTTTGAGCTCGGCGTTGAGGCGCTTGCCCCACTTGTTGTCCTGCGCCCAGATTTCGATCTGGACGTTGCAGTAGCAGCCCGAGTAGGGCTTGCCGTCGGCCGCGACCAGGGGCGTCTTGTCCCGGTCGATCACCAGGGGGCGGCTCTTCGACGAGGCGGAGACGTAGTAGTTGCCCGCGAAGCCGTCGTAGGGGTCGCCGGCGGCGTTCAGGTAGTCGCCTTCGACGAGGGCCACCTTACCCTGGCCGACGAGCTGCTGGTAAATCGCCTCGCCCTTCGCGCCCCACTTCTCCTTGGCGACGGATAGGAAGGCGCGGCGCAGCTCGGAGGCGGTCGGGGACGCCGGAGCGAGGATCGCCTTCAGGCTGAACTTGGGCTCGTTCTCGCCGTAGGCAGAGGCCTCGAAGATAGAGGCGAAGGCGATGCGGGTGTTTTGGATGGTGATCTTCATGAGTAGGGTCCTTTTCCTACAGGGCGTCGAAGTCGTCGGCCGTGGCCGCGACAGTGATGGCCGGGCGGGGATCGCTGGCCGGGGCGACCGAGGGCTTGCCCTCGGCCTGGGTGATGAAGGCCTGAACCTTGGCCCACTGACGGGGGCCGACGGTGCCGGCCTTGGCGAGTTTCTCCGCCGAGGTCGGGGAGATCAGCTTCAGGTCGTAGATGTCCTCGACCTTCAGCTTGAAGCTGCGGAGTAGAGCTTCCGCCTCTTCCTGTTGCGACCAGGCGCGAGCGCCTCGCCGCCCCTGGACGAGCTTGTAGCCGGGGACGTCCTGCCCCCCGACCAGGCGGCGCTCAGTCTCAGCCCTGACGGCCTTGCACCAGCTCTCCACCAGGTCGACGGCCTCCATCGCGCGGGCCAGGGCGATGGCGTCGAGCTCGGGGCTCGGCGCGATCTGGCTCTGCACGGTGAGGTCGTCGAAGCTCGCGCCGATCTCGGCCTCGACCCTGGCGGTCAGGGCGGGGCAGGTGGCCTTGGCGCGGCACCAGCGGCAGGCGCTGTCCGAGGGTTGCAGATAGCTCTCCGGCTTGCCCTTGCCCGTCGCCAGCTCATGGGCGAGGCGGGCGTTGACCCGCTGCTCCTTGGCCCAGGCGCGCAGCTCCTCGACGGTCAGCACCTCCTCGGAGACGCTGTCGAGGCGGGGCTGGTGGATGACCACGCGGACCCGCTCGATGTTGAAGAGCAGCTCGACCTGGGCCAGGACGCCCAGGGCGTAGAGGCGGAGCTGGGTGTTGCCCTCGGCCGAGACCGGGACGCCGCGACCCGTCTTAAGGTCGTGGACCTGGAGCTCCTCCTTCTTGACGGCGACGGTGTCGGCCGTCCCCCAGCAGACGCCGGGAGGGAGGCCGAGGTTGGCGGAGCCGATCTCGACCTGCTCCTCGACGGCGAAGTAGTCCGCGCCGCGCGTCATGTTGCGGACCTGCTCGACGTAGGCCGAGACCACCTCGACCATCTCCTCGTCGACGGGAATGTTGGGGTGGTCGGGGTGGACCGCCTCACCCAGCCAGTTCCGAACCGTAGCCAAGGAACCCTCTGCGCCGAGGTCGAAGATGAGCTCCGCCAGGTGATGGGCCACGGTCCCCCACTGGGCGTCCGGTCCCGCGTTGTCCGGGAACGGAGCCGACAGGGGGACCGAGCCGGGGCAGGTGAGCCAGCGGCTGCCCGCCGAGGGGGAAAGGAGTGCGTGTGCTTCAGGCATCGTAGCGCCCCCGCTTCTGTTGGTTGCTCGCTTCCGCTACGCGGCCTGCCGCCACGAAGTCGCCGGCTTCGAGCAGGTCGGCCAGCAGCGGTTGGCCGCTCTTTCGGGCAGTGGCGGCCGGGCTTTTCGCGATCCCGTCGCGTATGTTGGGGTGCACCTGTCGCAGGATTTCCGGCAGCGAGATGCCGACGATCTCGATGAGCCAGTGGCCCTCCGTAAAGTGGGGTTCGAGATACGGCGCGGCTTTGATGGCGAGTTCGTGGGGTTCGAGAGTGATCCGCTCAGCCATAGAGGGCCTCCGTCAGGCGGGTGTGGGCGTCGCCGTACTGGGAGGGGTCGAGCTCCTGCCCAGTCGCGACCTCGAACTCCGCCCAGATCGCAGTCAGGACCTCGCGGCCCTTCTCGCGGAAGACGCGCAGGGCGAGCTCGGCGATCTGGGCATAGTCCAGGCGCTGGACCTCGGGCTCCTCCGCGACGGCGGGTTCCGCACCGGGGTCGGGGTCGTCGCGCCATGCGGGGTCGACGGGGGCGGCGTCCGGGGCGGCGTCCGGGGCGGGCTCGGCGACGGGCTCCGAAGCGGGCTTCTCGGCCCTGGCCTTGCGCGGCTGCGGCTTCACGACGGGCGGCGGGGGCTCGGTCTTGGCCGACGTCTCGGAGGCCTCGGCGCTGATCTCGTCGCCGACAAGGGTCATGCCCGGCAGCGGCTTTTCGAGGTCGGCGTAGTGGACGTCGCCGAGCTGGACGAGGCGGTGCGTCGTGGCCTGGCCGGCGATGGCCTGCGCCTGGCGGAAAACTTCCGCCCAGTCGTGGCCGGTGATGGTAACGGTGATGCTCATGAGGGTCTCCCTTGGTTGATGAGCTTCTCCCGCTGCTCGGCGAGCTGGCGGGCGTAGATGAGGGCCTGCCCGATGAACAGGGCCTTGAGGTTGTGGTCGTGACCGTAGAGGAACTCGGCCTGGTTCATGATCTGGAGGGTGGGGAGAGTGGACAGCGTCCACTCCCCCGTCGAGTGCCAGATGTCGTGGACGAAGGGGTGCGGCTTCAAACCTCCACCCCGCCTTCTTTGAGCCAATCGGCCGCTTCACCTGACAGCGCGATGAGGGTGTTGCTGCCCTCCTGCAGAGCGTCGGTCAGGCCGGTCAGCAGCTCCAGGGCGTCCTTCAGGCGGGAGGCCAGGGCGCGGGTGAGCGAACCCACCACTTCGTCCTCGCCCGCCGCGATCAGCTCGCGGTGACCGTAGTTCTCGTAGCGGTCGTCGTCGATCAGGTCGGCGAAGCGCTGAGACAGCTCGCGGACGAGGGGGTGGTCAAAGGTCTCCTCGATGCGCTCGATCAGATCGGCGTCGTCGAGGTCAGCGACCTGCGCGGCGGTAGTCATCTCTCAATTCTCCCTGTGGGGTGGCCCATCCACCCAACAAGCTAGTGCTTGTCTGTCACCTAACTAGGGGTCGTCGCGGGGGCTGTCAAGCGCCTTCGCTCGAAATGACTGCGGCATTGACAACACCTGGTTGTCGGGGGCATCAAGGGCAATCTGGGCTCGTCATGTTTACGGAGATCGAAGTGAAAGACAGTGGTATTGCCCGCGCAATCGCGCTGGCCGGATCGCAGCACAAGATGGCCGCCGCCCTGGGAGTGACCCAGCAGGCGGTGCTGCAGTGGGTGCGTCAGGGCTACGTCCCCGTCCTCCGAGCCGTGGAGATCGAGCACCAGTTCGGCGTGAACCGGCAGGAGCTCGTCCACCCCCGCCTGGCGCGGGTGTTCGACGCGACGACCGTCGACGCGGGAGAGTGATGAGTGCAGGGACAGCAGGGATGGGGCGCGTCACCCGCCGACTGGGCGACGCTGGAGTTGATCCTGGGCCTGGGCGAGGACCTCCTGCCCGTGGTCTCGAACCCGAAGGGCGAGGTCTCGGCGCGGTCGAAGCTCAAGGCGGTGGGGAAGGTCCCCTCGATCTACGCGCTCGACGGCAAGGTCGTCGGCCTGGCCGACTGGACCTCGCGCCGCTCGACACCGAAGCAGATCGAGGCCTGGAGCCGGCAGCCTGACTACGGCATCTGCCTCCAGACGCGGCAGGTCCGCGCCCTCGACATCGACGTCGAGGACGCCGCCCTGGCGACGGAGATCGGCCTGGCCTTCGAGGCCCTGGCCTACGGGGCGGGGCTGCCGGTGCGCTGGCGCGGCAACAGCGGCAAGCGGCTCCAGGCCTTCCGTCTGGCGGGCGACTTCACCAAGCGCAGCTTCCGCGTCGAGGGCGGCCTGGTCGAGTTCCTCGCCGGTGGGCAGCAGTTCATCGCGGCGGGGACGCACCCCTCGGGGGCTCGCTACCAGTGGGGCGGCGGGGCCATGCCCACCGACATTCCCGAGATCAGCGTCGAGGCCTTCGAGGCGGCCTGGGAGGCGATCCGCGCGCGGTATGCCATTGAGCCGGAGCGGCGCAGCGTCCGCTCGGATCGCGCGGGCCAGGACCTCGCTCTCCAGGACGACGTCACTGACTGGCTGACCGAGAACTGGGAGACCTTCGGCTTCCACAAGGGCATGCTCCTCGTCGCCTGCCCCTGGAAGGATGGGCACTCGGTGGACAGCGGCGAGACCGAGGCGGCCTGGCTGCCGCGCGGGACCAAGAGTTTCGAGCGCGGCCACTTCAAATGCCAGCACACCTCCTGCCATGAGCGGTCGGACAACGACTTCCTCGACGCCGTCGGCTATCGGCTGGCGGCCTTCGAGGCGCTGGAGCCGGAGACGGACGAGAGCGGGGCCGTGGTGCTCGACACCAGCTCGCCGCGCGGCCTGCTGCGCGACAAGGCCGGAAGGATCGAGGCGACGGCGCAGAACGTCGGCCTGGCCCTGGCCGCCCCCGGCTGGATCGGGATGGACATCCGCTACGACACCTTCAAGGGCGAGGTCATCTGGTCCGAGCCTGGCGTCGGGGCGTGGAAGCCCTGGCGCGACGTCGACTACTTCGAGCTGCGGGTGCGGCTGGAGCAGCGCGGCTTCAAGGCCCTGGGCCGGGAGCTGGTGCGCGACGCCGTCCACTACCAGGCCCGCCTGAAGGAGATCGACACGGCGATGGTCTGGCTGGACGGCCTGACCTGGGACGGCGTTTCGAGGATCGAGACCTTCTGGCCGCGCTACTTCGGCGTCCAGGACAGCCCCTACGCCCGCGCCTGCGGCCTCTACACCTGGACGGCGCTGGCCGGCCGCGTGATCGAGCCCGGCCTCCAGGCCGACATGGTGCCGATCCTGGCCGGCGCGCAGGGCGTCGGCAAGAGCCGGGGCGTGGCGGCCCTCGCGCCGGGGGTGGACCTCGCCACGGCCATGAGCTTCCACGAGCCGGAGACGGAGCGGGCGCGGAAGATGCGCGGCGTCCTCGTCGTCGAGCTCGCCGAGCTCCAGGGCCTGCGGACGCGGGACCTGGAGGAGATCAAGGCCTGGATCACGCGCAGCCGGGAGCACTGGGTCCCGAAGTATCAGGAGATGACGACCACCTACGACCGGCGCTGCCTGTTCTTCGGCACGACGAACGACGACGCCTTCCTCGACGACCCCACCGGGGAGCGTCGCTGGCTGCCCATGCGCGTCGAGGCCGTCGACCTGGTGTCCCTGGCGAAGGACCGCGAGCAGCTCTGGGCGGAGGGCGCAGCGCGCTTCGCGATGGGCGGCCTGGCGTGGGGCGAGGCCCTGCGGCTGGGCGCTGGAGAGCACGAGCACTACCGCGCCGAGGACGCCTGGGAACACGCCGTGGAGGGGTGGCTGAGCGAGGAGGACGTCGGCGGGGAGGTTGTGAGGGCGCTCTCGGACCTCACTACCTTCGAGGTTCTGGAGGGCGCTCTGCGGATGGAGGCGAAGGCGGTCAAGCGGGCGGACGAGATGCGGATCGGGAAGATTTTGCGGAAACTGGGCTACGAGAAGGCCTTTGTCTGGCGGAACGGGAAAAATCTGCGCGTTTGGCGGAGGGCCTCACTACCTACGGTTGGAGGTAGTGCGGTCAGAACCCACTGATTTCACGCTGTTTCCACTACCTCACTACCTCACTACCTTTTTCTAAGAAGGGTAGAGAAATAGAGGAGGTATATAGGGGAGGTATATATGTAGGGGGTTTAGGAAAGTAGGTAGTGAGGTTGAGAGGTCGTGAGGAGGCAGCTTATGGCTCGACGCTTGGCTACGCCGAACCCGGCGGTACGGGGGATCGGCACGGGCGGTCACATGAAGGTTCTGACGGACGAGGAGGTGGAGCTCGTGCGTGAGCTCTATGAGGATTGGGGTTTCAGCTACCGGGCTCTGGCTGAGAAGTTTGAGGTATCGAAGAGCCACATTCGCGACCTGGTGACCTATCGTCGCCGGTGAGCAGGTCTGAAAGGAGACCAAGATGGAATGGATTAAGATTGTTCTGGCGCTCGCCCTGTCGGCCGTAGGGGGCCTGGTATTCAGCACCGCCGACCGCACCATCGGCGGCGCGGGGCGGCGCTCCGTGGCCTTCGCTGCGGTGTTCGGCGTCGCGCTGGCGTTCTGGGGGTTGGGGCTGTGGATGTTCGTGGTCCTGGCGCTTTCCTGGGCGCTCTGGCGCTCCCTGCCCTGGTCGATTGGCGGGACGACGACGCCCCGAACGTTTGGGCAGAAGGCGGGGGTCCTGCTCCGCAACCTGATGCCAACGGCTGCGGTGCTGGCCTGGGCTATCTGGCAGCGAGACCCCGTCGCCTTCGCGAGTACCCCCGCTCTCTTCGTCTGGGCGGTGCTGGCGACGGACCTGTCGGTGGAGTACGCGGAGCAGATCGACCGCTACGCCGGGATGGGGATTGAGCCGCCCTGGCTGAACGAGCGCGTTGAGGTGAGGCGGGGCCAGCTTTTTGGGCTCGCGTTCTTTGGGATCGGCGCACTCTGGGCGGTGGCCCAGGCCTTGCTCTGAAACGAAGAAGGCCCGGCGTGATGAGCGCCGGGCCTTTGAGCTTTGGGGGTGGTGGGGGTTAGGCGCTGTGATGGCGGCGGCGGCGGCGCTCGTCGAGCTTGTTGAGGAACCATTCGCGCCCGTAATCGAAGGCGGTGGGGAGGCTATCGAACTCGACGTAGCGGACGCTTCCGTTCCCGTCGGCCGCGCGCCGGGTTGATACACCACCGGAGGGCCTCAGCCAGACATGAAAAGACCAGCCCTCGGGGAGCTCTGGACTACGGAGGTCAAAATACACCCAGGGCTTATCCTGCCACCAGCTCGCAAAACCGTACTCTGTGACGACGAACTCTATCAGGGGTTGGGTCATGGGTCTCTCCTGGGTTAGGCGAAGTGGAGGCAGTTGGCCTTGTTGAAGCGGCCCGACCTGTCGTCACGCCCGAAGATGACCGACACGGTAGCGCCGTCCAGGTGGGTCTCGACGTGGGCGGGCCAGCTCTTGGTGCCGGTGACGTAGCGACCGACCAAACCGCGAACGGAGAGGCGTCCGTTTTCCCTACGCAGGGCGGCCACTCGGCGGGTCGTGCGCCACAGGGTGACTTCGACCGTGCCGTTGCTGATGACGATGCCGTCGGGGTAATTCTTGGAGCCGACCCAGCGGCGCTCCTCCTCGGCGGGCTCGAAGCTGTCGATGTTGATGAAGTCGTTGCGGTAGGTGGTCATGGCTCTCTCTCTCTCCGGCCGGCCCCCAGCGGGCCTTGCTCTTTCCCTAAGCCGACAAGCAAACCTTGTCAACAGGGGTGTGCGAAAAATCCGCGCTTCGCGCTAGGCTGCCGCTATGACGAAGCTGACGCCTGAAAAAATGACCCTGTTCTGCTCCCTCATCGAGGAGGGCTGCACGGTCACCGACGCCGCCAAGGGCATCGGCATCGAGCGGCAGACGGCCTACGCCTGGCGGGACAACAACGCTGAGTTCGCCAGGGCCTGGGCCTCGGCGGTGCAGGCTCGGGACGAGGCCCTGGAGCTGGTCGCCCGTCAGCGGGCCAAGGGGGGTAGCGACACGCTGCTGATCTTCCTGCTCAAGGGCGCGATGCCCGACAAGTATCGGGAACGATACAGCGCCCAGGTCGAGGGCGGCCTAACCCTCAACGTGGTCACGGGCGTCCCCGACGCCTCGGACGACGGCTCGGACCTGGTCTAGCGCGTGGCGGGCAAGAGCATTGGCCTGGGCTACCACCCGAGGGCCTGGCAGCGAGAGTGCCACCAGAAGCGCAAACGGTTCACGGTCCTCGCCCTCCACCGGCGAGCCGGCAAGACCGAGCTCGCGATCATGGAGCTCGTGGACAAGGCGCTGAAGTGCAGCCTGCCCCTCCCTCAGTTTTTCTACGTCGCGCCCTTCCTGAAGCAGGCCAAGGCCATTGCCTGGGCCAGGCTCAAGCACCGGGTCGATCCGCTCGTCCGCCACGGGGCGGCCGAGATCATCGAAAGCGAGCTGGCGGTCCGCTTCAAGGCGAACGACGCGACGGTTCGCATCTTCGGCGCGGACAACCCCGACGCGATGCGCGGTGTTCACCTCGACGGCGTGGTCCTGGACGAGGTCGCGCAGATGAAGCCGGAAATCTGGGAGGACATCGTCCGTCCCTGCCTCTCCGACCGTAAGGGCTGGGCGCTCTTCATCGGGACGCCAAAGGGCGTCGACCTGTTCTCCAGCCTCTACTTCAAGGCGCAGCAGGACCCCGCCTGGCAGGCCGGCCTCTACACCGTCTACGACACCAACGCCCTTGACCCCGTCGAGGTCGAGGAGCTGAAGCGGGACATGAACGAGAGCCGCTTCGCGCGTGAGTTCCTGTGCGACTTCACCGCAGCCGGCGACGACCAGCTCATCTCCCTCGCCGATGTCGAGGCCGCAGCGCACCGCCTCTACCGGCCGGGCGAGATGGACTACGCGCCGCGCATCCTGGGCGTCGACCCGGCGCGCTTCGGCGATGACCGCTCCGTGATCTTCCCGCGCCAGGGCCTCGTCGCCCTCCAGCCCGAGGTGCTCCAGGGTCTGGACAACATGCAGCTCGCCTCTCGCGTGGCGGCCAAGATCAGCGACTGGAAACCCGACGCCGTCTTCATTGACGCGGGCGGCGGGGCCGGCGTGATCGACCGCCTGCGCCAGCTCGGGCACAACGTCATCGAGGTCAACTTCGGGGGCAAGGCGACGCAACCCGGCTACCTCAACAAGCGGGCCGAGATGTGGTGGGGCGTCAACGACTGGTTGACGCAAGGCGGCGCGATCCCAAACCGGCCCGACCTGAAGCAGGACCTGGCCGCCCCGAAGTTCTGGTATGACGCCCAGGGCAGGAAGGTCCTCGAGCCCAAGGACGAGATCAAGAAGCGGGGCCTGCGCTCCCCCGACCTAGGCGACGCCCTGGCCCTGACCTTCGCCCACCAGGTCGAGAAGGCACCGGAGATCATCCTCACCGCTCCGGCGCGGGGCGGTGCGCGTAAGGCCACCGGGGTGAGCTACGATCCCTACGAGCTCTTGCAGTAGGCCCCCAAGCGTGACCGACCCCGACATCATCCGCGAGATCGAGATCGCCGACTGGCTTGACCGGGCGGCGGAGCTCTACTGCGACCACGCGGCTGAGCTGGCCGAGTTCCCGGAGCTCAACCCCGAGGAGCACCCTCCCGAGCCCCTGGCCCCCGTCTACGTCGAGATGTCGCGCCTCGGCCTGCTCGTCGCCCTCGGCGCGTTCCGGGGCGAGGAGCTGGTGGGCTACTGCGTCGCCTTCCTCTCGAAGCATCCGCACTACCGCGACCTGGTGGTCGCCCAGTGCGACGTCCTCTACGTCAGCCCGACCGCGCGCGGCGCTACCGGGCTGCGCCTCAAGGCTCACATGGAGCGGATCGCCATACAGCGCGGCGCGGCCGTGATGTTGTGGACCGCCCGCCCAGGCAGCGACCTGCAGGCCGTGCTCAACGCGCAGGGCTATCGCTGCCAGGAAATCATCTACTCGAAGGTGCTCTGATGCCCGCAGCCGTTCCGATTATGGCAGCCGCCGCCGTCGCGGGGACCGCCTACAGCATCTACGCCGGCGAGCGGGCGGCCGGTGCCCAGAAGAAGGCGGCCAACAACGCCATGCGCCAGCAGGAGACGGCGCAGGCCGAGAGCCAGCGGCAGCAGAAGCGGGCCGAAGCTCGCCTCCCCGGACTGGCGGCTCTCGCCGGCTCCGGCTCCCGCCTCTCGGGCGGCTCCAGCGGCACCTCGCTCAGCGGCCCCGGCGGCGTGGCCTCGATCCCTCTCGGCGGCGTCGGCCGCTCCCTGCTCGGGGGTTAAGGCATGGCTGAACACCTCACGGGCGTCCGCCGCGCCTTCCAGCGGCACAGCTCCCTCAAGCTGGAGCGCGCAAGCTGGGTTCCGCATTGGATGGAGCTGGGGACCTACCTGCTCCCCAGGAACGGCCGCTTCTACCAGACCGACCGGGATCGCGGGATCAAGAAGCACAACGCGATCTACGACAACACCGGCACCCGCGCCATGCGCGTCCTGGCCGCCGGCCTGATGAGCGGGATGACCTCGCCGGCGCGGCCGTGGTTCCGCCTGGCCGTGCCCGACGCCGAGCTGAACAAGTATCAGCCGGTGAAAATCTGGCTCGACCAGGTCCGCGACAAGATGCTCCACATCTTCGCCTCGTCGAACACCTACCTGACCCTGCACTCGATCTACGAGGACCTGGGTTGCTTCGGCACGGCGGCCTCGATCTTCATGGATGACTACGACACGGTCATCAACCACTACCACTCCCCGGTCGGGGAGTTCTGCCTGGGCAGCGACTTCCGGGGCAACGTCAACGCGGTGAGCCGCGAGTTCCAGAAGACAGTGGGCGAGCTGGTCGGCGAGTTCGGCTACCAGAACTGCTCGGGCACCGTGCAGCGCCTTTACGATAGCCACCACCTCGACCAGTGGGTCTCGGTCGTCCACCTGATCGAGCTTCGGAAGGAGCGCGACCTCACCAAGTCCGACGGCCGAAACAAGCGGTGGTCGAGCTGCTACTTCGAGCTCGGGCGCGACAACGACCAGTATCTGCGCGAGGGCGGCATGGACCGCTTCCGCGTCCTGGCTCCGCGCTGGCAGAAGATGAGCGGCGACATCTACGGTATGAGCCCGGCGATGGAGGCCCTCGGCGACGTCAAGCAGCTCCAGCACGAGCAGCTCCGCAAGGCCAACGCCATCGACTACCAGACCAAGCCGCCGCTCCAGGTGCCGACCGCGATGAAGAACCGCGTGGTCGACCAGATGCCGGGCGGCATCACCTATGTCGACGCCACGGGACCGAGCGCCGCGATCCGCTCCGCCTTCGACGTCAACCTGAACCTGTCGCACCTGCTCGCCGACATCCAGGACGTCCGCGCCCGCATCAACTCCGCCTTCTACGCCGACCTCTTCCTCATGCTCTCCCAGTCGCCGGCCGACGGACGCATGACGGCGACCGAGGTGGCGGAGCGCCACGAGGAGAAGCTCCTGATCCTCGGCCCTGTGCTGGAGAGGCTGCACAACGAGCTGCTCTCGCCCCTGATCGAGCTCACCTTCGAGCGCATGAGCCAGGCCGGCATCCTACCGCCCCCGCCCCCCGAGCTGGAGGGCGTCGAGCTCGACGTCGAGTTCATCTCGACCCTGGCCCAGGCGCAGCGCGCCATCGCCACCAACGGCCTCGACCGCTTCCTCATCGGCCTGGGCGGCGTGGCCCAGATGAAGCCCGACGTCCTCGACAAGTTCGACGCGGACAAGTGGGCCGACGTTTACAGCGACGCCCTCGGTGTCGACCCCGCTCTCATCCTGGCGGGGGACAAGGTCGCCCTGGTCCGCCAGCAGCGCGCGGAAGCCGAGGCCCAGGCCCAGGCCAGCGCCCTGGCGCAGCAGCAGGCCGACGCCGCCGCCAAACTCGGGACGGTGTCCACCCAGGGTGGGGCGAGCAACGCCGCCACCGACATCCTGAACCTGTTTTCGGGCTACGGCAGCCCAAGCGGCGTGGAGGTCTAGATGCCCGAGACCGCAACCATCCTCTACGGAGACGACTGATGCCCCTTCCCTACAAGGACACTGACCTCAACGCGGACTGGGCGGCCCCCGCTCTCGGTGCCGCCGCCGTCACGCCGAACGACAGCACCGACCTGGTGGTTCGGCCGGCGCGCCGCCTCTTCATCGGGGGCGCGGGCGCTGTCGCCGTGGTGACCGCCAGCGGGGATACCGTGACCTTCCCCGGCCTGGCCGCCGGCTCAATCCTGCCCGTGCAGGTCACCCGCGTCCTCGCCACCGGCA